CTCATTCAGATTGTGATACGAATTGATATCATCAGCATCACCATCGTGAACCACACACAAGTTTACAATATCAAGATTGTTCACAGTGCGGAACTCTTTGATAATTGATTGGCAAGCAATCATCGCCTCAGTCAACGGTGTATTGGACAGTGAATCGGATTGTGGGCGATAAAAATTAGTACCTCTAGAATAACGACCACCCGACCAAGCATTCATGAGACACAGAATATTCTTTGTTGCCTTAGAAAATTCTGAGTTACTCATTTTAGAATTGATCATCTCACGCAGATACACCGAAGACAAATACATTTCACGATTTTTTTCAGTGAAGCAATCATACGACCTACCAGTACCTGGTTCTTCACGGTAGTCAATCGTTTCACGAACATGATCAGCATTACCGAAACCATACGCCGCAAATGGAATGTTTACTTTGCGGCAGAAGGTAGCTAATACAAGTATCTGTTCATATGATGCACCAAGGTTATCTGACATTGAACCAGACTTATCAAGCAACAAAATCAAGCCATGCGATTTACCTTTAGGCACACGCATAACTTTTTTGAAAATGTTATCATCAATCTGATATTTGAAAACACGGCTTACATCAATGTCACCAGTTGACGATGTTTTCGCTTTAGAAAACTTATCGGCAGCCTTACGCATTTCAAACTCTTTTGCCAACAATGAAATGAATCGTTCATTCTTACGACGAAAATCATTGTACAAAGTATTGGCAATTGATTCATAGTCAGAAGGTCGCTGTTTCGAAAACTCTTCAGTCAGAACTTCCTGTACACGTTTTGCTGGTGTAACAATCTTTGCCAGATTCGGCTTAGGTATATCAATGTAAACATACTCACGTGCATGTTTCGCAATGAGTTTGCCTTCATTGTTGCGAAAGTTTTCATCAGTCTCACACCGTGGCTCGGGAGTTTGATCCTCACATACACTCTGAGATTCTTTGGTGCGATTTACACCATCTTTGTCTTCACCCTCATCATCACCTTCTTCCTCACCATCTCGACTAGCACTTGATGCCGATTCTTTTTCTTGATCGCCATCTTCGCCTTTGGCTTTAGTCTTAGACTTTTGTTCACCTTGACCATCAGTCTCAGCATCACCTTCATTTGAACCAGATTGGGTTTCATAATCTTCATCACCCTCATCGGACTCAAAATTATCTTGCGGTATATTGCTTTGAGATTGTTCTTCTTTTGAATAGTCCCAAATCTCATTGGTAACTTTGAGAACATCATCCCATGTTTCACAGGTCTGAACACGTTCAACAAATTCCTGTTCTTTTGCATTGAATGCAACAGGAAATGTGTAACCAGATTTTGAATAGATGTTCAAACGATCAATGAACGCCATCGTATTAACATCACGACCAGACAGACCAAAGAAGTCTTTGTCCATGAGTTCATTGAAACCGTTGACAAACGAACGGCGCAGACCAGGGTAACGGCGCTTTTGTCGTTTTTCGATACGTGCATCTTCAACTACATTCAAAAAGCCTTTGTAGTTTTGACCACGTTCATGGACAGCACCGTGCCAACCATCAGCAGGTGTATCAATAGCGTGACCAACTTCATGACCCATCAACAAGTCATAAAGATCGCCCGACATTTGTTCCCAGATAGGGCAAGTTAGAACACGGTTTTTAGGATCGAACATTGCCGTTGGAACTTTGGCATGTTGAACGATAAGATTCTCGGTGGCCATGAGTTTGGCTAGACCGGATTTTTGATTTTGAATGTTGCTCATTCGATAACCCCAACTGTCATTGAACATACATTGTACATGGCATACTGAGGATTGTCAAGTGTTGTATATTTGACAACATTGTATCCCTCTCAAACACTAGAGGAACATTATATCGTAAAGCAATTACTTTGTCAAGTGTTTACTTTATGGCAACAAAAGCGGTAAAACTGTGATTTTGCCAGAAAGAATCGATACGATCAAACGAAAATCCCGCAGTGGCACATTTGTTGATAAGTTCTTTTCTAGTATTTAACTTCATCATATGGCGCAATTGTTTTTCTTTATTAAGAATGTCGTCTGAGGTAAAGTGTTCACGCTTGTAATCATAATAGGTAAATGTTCTTATGTCTTGTATCTTTGAACAATCAGCAATTGTTTTCTCTGCAAAAATAAAAGCGCCACCAGGATTCAAACCTTCGTAGATTTGCCTAATGATTGATGTTCTTTCTTTTTCTTGAATGAATTGTAAGGTGAAAATTGAAGTGACCAAACTACAATTTAGAAAACTGAAGTCACGTACATCTCCACGATGATATTGTAGATGTGCGAATTGTTCTTCATCTTCATCATACGATTTAAAGAAATCTTCTTCTACTTCAATACCAACATAATTTGCAAATGGTGCAAAAGTATTCTGTGCAATCATTGCCTTGAGCAGTTTACCTGTAGAGCAACCAATGTCAACAACATTAGTGTGGTCTTCAACAAAGTATTCTGAATATTTGAGTACATCGTTCCAAAGATTTGTGTAACCACGAATAGAATGTTCTATGTGATTGTCAAACCCTTCTTCTCTTTGTGCAAACGTAAACTTAGTCATAACGATTCCTTGTATGGTTTTAAGATGTTTTCATACACGTGTGATGATAGCGCAGCCATCATCTTAGGTGCAACCATTCTACCCAATCTTTCTGCTTGCTGATCAAACTTTCCAGTCAACACATAGTCATCAGGAATGCTCATGAGTATCTTTAATTCTTTAATTGTCAACTTACGATTCTTTGCATAATGAAATACACCACTCACACCTTTTTGTTGACCTGCTTGTGTCAAAGTTGGTGATGGTAGTTGAATTGCTGGTCGAATCATATTGAAACATGAGCCTTTTGGATTCTTGTCACGAAACTCTGGATCAGATGGCTTTGTATGCTTCGTTGGATTGAATGGCAACAGTTCAATAAATTTCTTCTGAAAAGAACCTTCAACAAAATCAAGTAGTTCTTTCTCCTCATCGGAATCATTTTTTACATGATCAATTGCACTCTTAATACTGATATGCTTTGGTGTCGATGGAATTGGGTAAGTCATTGTGTTCATGTTCAGAAAATTCAAGCCAACTTTGTCGGCAACATCTTGTCGAACACACACAAAGAATAATCGTTCACGTGCTTGTGGTACACCATAGTCAGCAGCATTCAATACATGATGAGTAACAAGGTACCCAGGTTCGATCTTTTCAAATTCATTTTGAAATTGATGTAACTTATCTCTTGCTTTACCCATCGTAATCCCTTTGACATTCTCGGCAATAATTACTTTAGGTTTAATATCTTTGGCAATACGAATAAACTCAAGAAACAAATCTTCAATCGCTTCAACAACTTGATCATCAGAGTATTTCTTGACACCATCTTTAACTTCGTAGCCACCAACAGTTACCATTTCACCCGTATCAAAATCAAAGTAACTCTCCGATTCATAATGAACAGCACCTTTCCAATTCTTTTCACGCTTACCTGCTACGGAAAAAGCAGAGCATGGTGGTGAACCATCAAGTATATCAAGTTCACACTCTTTAAGTTTTGCTGTATCAAGAAAGTCTTGACCTTTTAGTTTTTTAATATCACCAGGTATGATTTTTGTATCTGGAAAGTTTGTTGAGTAAGTTTTAATCGCCTCTTCAACAAATTCATTGATTGCAATAACTTTACCGCCAGCCAAACGGTAACCAGTAGAACTGCCGCCACCACCAGCAAAAGTGCTGACAACGGTAAACAACTCACGTGCAGATGATTTTCTTACATCTTCAATCAAATAATGTTCGTATTTCGCCACGATCTTTCCAATCTCTATAAACATCCAACATTCTTGTTCGTTTTTTATAATTGACTTCGTTACATTGTAACAGGCTCTCAAATGCCTTGTCAACACCCGCACCCAACTGTAAGTTGATATGATTCTTAGGTTTACCTATTTGCTTAAATTCTGGAAATGCTTTCTTGACATGATGTTTCTGTGACGGTCTGTTTAATTCATACCAATCAAACTGTTTAAAAAAATCCATCACAGGTTTTTCTAGATAGGGTGCCACAAACTCTTTACCATAATGTTGTGATAAAAGTTGCTGTTGTATCAGACCTGCTGGATTTTGTTGCTGAAAATATTCATCTCGGAATAAATCAAATCTTTCTTTTGGATCACGATAGTTCATTGCTTTTTTAGACACACCGTAGTGTCCGTCTGCCGCAATTCCAGACAATACATATTTTTCTTTTATAACTGGATAAACATACATGAATGGGAATGTACATTCATAGTGTGTTTTCTTTATACATTTCCATTTAATTCTTAACGTATGGAAATCTTCTTTTAAATTATTTGTTGGAACTATAACTTTGGTGAAATCCCAGTTCATTCTTTTTGACACATCTTCAGATTTTTCTGAGTCATACGTTGATTGATTTCCTAATTGAAATGAATACGCATGTACTTTATAATTTAATCTGTTCGCAGCCAAAGCAATGGACAATGAGTCAGCACCACCCGATAAAAGAACAGCCACTTCTTTGTCATGAACTTTTTCTTGTATAACTTGTTCTAGAATTTTATCTATCATTATTCTTAGAGTTTCTTATTATTTTCTTTACCATTTTTGTTGCTTTTTGTCTTGCCATTTTAAGAGCAAGTGGCTTTACGTAACTAGTATATCTGATTCCATTTAGATGGTCAAGTTCATGTAGGAAACAACGTGCAGATAATCCATGTAACTTTACCTGATTTACATTGCCACTTTCATCGATGAACTCCACTTCAATCCACGATGGTCGATCAACATTCAAAAATAACGCTGGAAAAGAAAGACAACCTTCTTTATCTTTTATCATTGGACCTTGATCAATTACTTTTGGATTGATGCAGACTAGTTGAAACTCTTCTGTACCAATTACAAACATTCTCTCAGCAACACCACATTGATTTGCAGATAGACCAAGACCAGCATACAACTTCATTGTCATCTTCAATCGTTTTGCTAATGTGACCATTGCTGGTGCTGGAAATCCACCAGTGTATTCTGGCATTCTTTGACCAAGCATGAAGTAGTCTTCACCAAAAACTTGTAAGGGTTCAACCTTTTCTATTTGCTGTACGCCAGCTGCGGTATCAATTGTTAGTATCTCACTCATTTCACCATCCTTGAAAAGTTTTTAATTTTCTCAAACCGAATTGTATTCGCAAATTTATCTTGTAGTATGTCACCTTTATGGCTGATGACGAACAAGTTTACTTCATCTAAACCATGAAGAATCTTCATGAGTTCTTCAGTCCCAGTGCTATCAAGACTTGAATCAAACACTTCATCCAGTATCAATAAATTAGTATTGGTAGAGTTTTTAAGTTTTGCAATCGCCCTCCATGTCAACATCAGTGCCATATCAATGCGCTGTTTCTCACCTTCTGAGAAATTGTGGTAACTGAAATCATCACGATGGCGTGACTTAATTGTTTCTTTGAACGACTCATCAAGATTGAAGTTTACAAAGAAACCCATGTTTGTCAAGTATTTGTTTGCTAGTTTGTTTATCACGGGCAAATACTGTTTAATAATATTTGTTTTTATGCCAGTGTCTTTTAATAAAACAGAAGCAACATCCAAATAAGATTTTTCATCCATCAAGGTTTTTAACTCATCTTCTTCTTGTGAAATTTGATTCTTGATGTCGAACAATTCATTCTCATCCAAACTTTCTTGTTTGGTATTCTGTAGATCCTTTATTTGATCTTCAAGTTTTTTAACCGTGTTTTCTAGTCCAGTCTTACCGGTTTGTGTTGTCGCCAATTGAATACGAACATTTGATAACTCTTTTTCTTTTCCACGCAGTTCAGCAACAATACCTTCTTGCTCTATGATTTTTACTTGTAGTTCGGTCAGACCACCAGAAAGTTCTTCTTCTTTTGTGTGTAGTTCTTTGAGTTGTTCTTCTTTAAACCCCAGGGTAATGGCCTGCCTACAGGTTGGGCAATCAGCATTGTGTTCATAGAAACTTCTATCATTACCCACTTTGGATATCTTGCTTTCAATTTGCGACTCAATTTTTTTAAGCGCAGTAATCTTCTTTTCATTTTCAGGAATTTTAGCACAGACTTCGGATAAGGTCTGCTTGGTTTGCTCCAGGCTGTTAATGTCATCATATAAGGTGCGTATGGTTTCTCTGTGCAAAAGTATTTCTTTCTCATACTCTTTTACCTTTTCTTCTTTATCTTGATTAAGTTTGTTCTGATGCTCTTTCTTCAACTCATATTTTTGATTGAATAATGCAATGTCACTTTTCTTTGTGACGATTGAATCTTTGTTATCAGATAATCTTTCTTTAACCAAACTATTCATCGTAGAGAAGATTTGAATGTCCAACAAATCTTCAATGATCGCTCTCCGATCAGCAGCAGATAACTGCATGAATGGCGTAAACGATGCTGAACCAAGAATAACAATCTGTGTGAAAGACTTGTAGTTTAGTTTGAGAATAAATCTTTCTAGATAGTCTTGATAATCTCTTACAGCCGCATCTTGATTCAGCAAAACTTTGTCTTGGTAGATTTCAAAGACATTCGGTTTGATGCCCCGAACAATCTTAAATTCTTTGTTACCAATAGAAAATTCAACCTCAACTACAGTATCTCTACTGTTAATTGAATTTACAAGATTTGGTTTGTTAATATTACGAAAAGGTTTACCAAACAAGCCAAAACACAAAGCATCAAGCATCGTTGATTTGCCAGAGCCATTTGTACCTACAATCAACGTATTGGCATTACTATTGAGTAATATTTCAGTAAAATAGTTGCCCGTGCTTAGTAAATTTTTCCAACGTAAAGTTTTAAATAATATCATTCAATTTCTGTATTCAATGCTTCCACGTAGAGTTCACGCATAAGACTTTTTAGTTTATCATTTTCAACGTTCAGTGTCAAATTATCTATGTACTTTGACAATATGGTTACCGTATCTTCTGCTTGATCTATTAACTCCTCATCGTTTTCATTTGTTGTATCGGTAAAATCTTCAACTATTGATATATCAGCAGCACCTGCTTTATAAATGCTATCAATCACAATATCGAATAGGAATGGATTGAGTTTATTGACCACGACCACTTTGACATAACATCCCTCATAAATCGAATAGTCCATGAATGTTGGTTTATAACCTTCGGCAAAATTTTCAAGTCCATCATTATAATTTAACTTGTAAAACATTCTGTATGGATTCTGAACAAACTCTTGCTCACGTGTATGTGTATCAAAGATAACAAAGCCACGTGGATCATTGTAGTCTGCCCATGTCATTTCGTTTGGTGAACCAACGTAGTAAATATGCCCATCATCAGAACGATGATGGAAGTGACCAGATAAAACTACATCATATTTGTTGAACAGTGATCTATCAATACCTTCATGACAAATATTGCCACGATCCATTTCAAAGCCTGCTATTTCAAAATGGCCAAAAACAATTTGTGATTTAGAGTCTTTTAGTTTTTGAGTGATTTCAACTTCGTTATCGTCACATATCCAAGGTACAAGATCAACATCAATGCCGCCAAACTGCATTGTAGTAAAAGCATCCAGTACAGTAATATTATCATAACCGTCTAGAAGTAACTTTGAGGAGTTAACCTGAAGGGTGTTTCTGAACGCCACATCATGGTTGCCGAGGAATGTGATAAACGTGATGCCATTTTCTTGTAGTTTATCAAAGAAATATTTACGACATAGATAGAGTGAATTGAAGTTAATAAACTTACGGCGGTCGAAAAGATCACCAAGTTGTACAACGGTTGTAACATTGTGATCCTTTAGATAAGGGAAGAACACGGTATCGTAGAACTTCTCTATGTATTTATGAAAGTCTAAAGAATCACCTCTCATACCGAAGTGAGTATCACCAAGCACACATATCTTCATAATATTATTCTACATCGTCATCTAGAAATTGTTCAAGGCCCTCCGACTTCTTTTCTTTTTTCTTTTTCTTATTTTCTTCAAAGTTATGTATAAACTCTGAGATGTTGTCGTACAACTCAAACTGCTTCATGTTACCATTTTCATCTTCATACATCTCACCTTCGTCAAGCAAACCAAATTGTTGTGTTGCTTTATACTTCACATACAGTTGCTTCTTCTCACGCATAATTCTACGCAGAAATGCATAGTAAATTATCTGTGTGAAGTAAGCGAACGGATTCTTAGACTTGGCTGGATCAAAGTTACGAAAATACATCAGACAGTTTTCCACACCATCAGATATCATTTCATCACGATAAGTGTAAGAAATAAAGTTTGGCTTACGTGATAGATGTTCTGCAATCTTTAGAAAGCATTCACCAATGTAATCTGGTATTTTTGGTTCTGGTTTGTTCTCTTCTTTAGCGGTGGCACAATCTGTTCGATACTTAACAAGTGCTGCTAGAAAGTCTGCGTTATTAACGTAATGATTTGCTGTTGTCATTATACATTACCGTAAATGTTATTCTTCAAGTATGTATAGCCTTTAATGAGTTCTTCTACACCATCATCTAATGTGTAATATGGCAACCAACCAGTTGCTTCTAGTTTTTCATTCGACACAATATAGTTGCGTTGATCTGGGTCTTTCTTGATATCACCCTCTACAACTGTGAAAGTAGGAATGTGTTTCTTGATGATGTCACAGAGTTCCAATTTAGACACGTTGGCTGATGATAAGCCCACGTTGTAGATGTTACTTCTCATATCATCAAACTGATACATGGCATGTAAGAATGCTTCACACACATCACGTACATGAATGTAGTTGCGTTTGAAATGACCTTCAAAGATAATCACATAACCATCATTAACTGCACGATAAACTAAATCATTCACTAATAAGTCTGTACGCATACGTGGTGACATGCCAAACACTGTGGCCAATCGATAACTGATTGAGTTTTCACGTTGCATCAATCGTTCTTCGACTGCAACTTTATCGATTGCATACTTTGAGATTGGTCGCAATGGTGATTCTTCTGTACAGAAATTGTTTTCATCACCTGTGCCATATGCTGAATTGGTTGTAGGCATAATGATACGCTGTTCATTTGAAACAGCATTTAACATCCAGAACATTGCATCTTTGTTTGTCGTGTCTGCACCAACAACATCTTTATTACACAGCGGCGCACCAACAAGTGCTGCAAGTGGTATGATAACATCTGCTTTTTTCAGCAGAGGTGCCATGTGATATGGATTACGAATGTCGCCATTTACAATCGTAAGATTTTTATTTTCACAGAGATGACTCAATCCAATTTGTTTATACATGAAGTTGTCAACGACTGTGACCTCATGATTCATCTGCAACAAATACTCTGTTAGAATGCAGCCAATATAGCCAGCACCACCAGTCACCAATATGTTCATGTTATACCCTATTCAATACAGTTGTGATTTCATCGATTGCCATTTTACTCAATGTTGGATAGTTACCAATGTAGAAAGAGTAAAAGTGCATGTGATCAGTGTTTGGGAACTTCTTATAGTGATCTTCTGGCACAATGTTCTTCAAGTATGGTTGACGTAGTTGATTGCCGCCACCAGCAGAGCCACGGCGAAACTCAATTTGTTCATCACGCATCTTACCCATTAATCTTTCTACAAACTCTTTATTGGCATACTCTGGCTGCAATACAATGTTAAAGGCATAGTTGCTACAACCGATCAATCTAAAGTCAACCTTATACTTTTTCTGGTCTAGTTTAGCCAAAAAGTAAAATAGATTCTCATTTCGTAGTCTAACATTTTCATCCAAATGTTTCAACTGATTTTGACCAAGTATACCGCCGATTTCATTGTTACGCATGTTGTATGCTGGATAGGCAAAGATAAAATCAGAGTTCAACTCTGGATATTCTGCTTTATATTTCTCAGCCATTATCCAGTCACCACATTCACGAACCATGCCGTGTGAACGAAGCATACGAACCGTGTGATATACTTCAGGATCGTTTGTACACACCATACCACCTTCAATGGTAGACATGTGATGAGCAAAGTAGAATGAGAAGTTTGACATCCAACCATAACTGCCTAACAATTTACCGTTGTGTGTTGCGCCATGTGATTCGCAAACATCTTCAATCAAAGGTATGTCACGATGACGAAGAACTTCTAATACTCTGTCAGATAGGCAATCAAATCCTTGTGCGTAGGTAATAAACACAGCACGTGTTTTATCTGTGATAGCGTTCAGTATGCCACCCTCATTCATACCAAGTGTATCTAAATCGATATCAACAAACACTGGTGTAAATCCACATTGAATGATAGATGCAATGTCAGACACCCATGTAAATGGCGGCACAATCACTTCACCACCTTCTGGATGTTTGATCTTCAACATTGTCATTGACAATAGATTTGCTGATGCACCAGAATTAACAAACACAGAATACTTTACACCTAGCCACTTAGACCATGCTTCTTCAAAAGCACGACACTCAGGACCATTTGTTAATTTTGGATTATCTTTTTTAAGGTGTTCTATTACCAAATCTAAATCTTCTCTAGTAATATTGTCGGACATTAAAGGATATTTCATCATCACTCCATAATTATTTTGCTGCCGGAAAAGTCAAATTTAAAAGGCACCCATACGTTGATTTCAGGTATCGCTCTTTTTATTGTAGCATGTCTTTCTGGAGATGCAAGAAACATAAAGAATCCACCACCACCTGCACCCATAAGTTTACCGCCATAAGCACCAGAAAGCACTGCTTTATCGTATATGTTATCTATGTATCTAGATGTAACATCGTTTGTGAGTTTTCTCTTGTAGAGCCATTGTTGATCAAGCAAAGCACCAAGGTCTGCCATCGATGCTTCTTGATTAAACATCTGATAGGCATCATTAGAAATTTTAGATATCGTTTTCAGATATTCTTTTGACTTGCCTGCTTTGATGTTGTCAACTTGTTGTTTGGCATGAACGTTTGCTAGTCTGTCTATACCAGAAAAACCTAGCATGATGTGACTCTCTAAAATCTTCGTGTAATTTTGAGATAGTTGAATTGGTGAAACATTAATTTGTTTTCCCGAAAGTTCAATAGAATGAATTCCACCATATGCGGCAGAGATTTGATCTTGCACACCTACTGATTCACCAATTCGATTCTGCTCTATGTTTATAGCCTCCATGGCTAATTCATAGGGCATACGAAACTTGTTCTGATACCTTGAAATGGCGTGTATCAGTCCAACAGTAAACGCAGAAGATGATCCAATGCCAGACCTAGCAGGCAAATCACCATCATGGCTAATAGAGATACCATTAGATATTCCATAATACTTTAGACACTCCCTTACAGAAGGATGATCTATCTCAGAAATATCATTGACGCTTTCTATCTTTGAATAGATAATCCGGTTAGCGTGTTCAAAATACGGTGGTAACTTCTTTAAACTTATATAGCAATAATGTGCCATAGCGGCAGTGATTACTCTTGATGGATTATCTTCGTACCAATCAGGGTAATCTGTGCCACCTCCAAACAATGACAAACGATATGGTGTTTTAGAAATTATCATTTTTCGTTATAATAATCACCATACTCTACAAGTATCGTAGCAATACCATCTTTTCTTTCATATGCCTTTGTATATGCAGGCATGATATCTTCTGGTTCTTCTAGTCTTATCACATCAACATTTTCACACAACATTCTAAAAGCATCGGTGTAATCACCGACATGTTGATGTTGTGGATGCAAAGGTCTTTCTGAGCCAATACTTGTGCGAATGATGATACGTGGTTTGTAATCAGACATCATCGTAATTTTATCAACATGATTGACAAGTTGATTTGTTGCACAGATTAAAAAATTCCATCGTGGATAAATGCTCACAGGAATAAAACCAGCAAGTGCAAGACCAAGTGTCATACCCATTTGTGTGTCTTCAAACACAGGCATTTCTAACAACTGTTCTTTTGGTACATCTTTCAATGTGTTTGTCATGGCAGTGCCAGCATACTCAACTGCTTGACCCATGAACATTACACGTGAATCTTTTGACAGCATCTTCATTGCTGCTTTGAGTTCTTCAAAGTATTTCAAAATTGTACCCTCATTCCCGCACCAGCATGTGGATATTTGGTTTCATATTCATAGTAATAAATGTACTCTTGGTCAAGATGTTTGTATAATGATTGATTTAAACCCCATGTCTTCATCGTATCTGTGCATACTGACTTACCATTGTCTTCAACAATAAACTTGATAGGTAAATTTTGAGCCATGCTGTACTTTAAATTTTCTGAGAAGACACCTGATTCAGCAGTCATATCACCAACAAAACAATAAACTTTTGTATCAATCTTTTTTCTTTTCATTGCCATTGCTGCACCAACTGCGATTGGTATGTTACCACCAACGATTGCTGATGAGTAGATATTGAACTCTGGATAGCATAGTGAGATTGATTTACCTTCTAGTATATCTTTTTCTAATTGTTCTGGTGGCACACCCTTCAACAAACATTGATAGTGTGAACGCCATGAACAGAACACCCAATCTTTTGAACGAATATCTTTAAAGATTTTAATCAGTTCGTTTTCATTACCATAGTAAAGATGAATTGGCGCACGAATACGAGCATTGTTGAAATGCTCCGCCATCTTCTCTTCAAATGCTATAAGTTCTTCTTTAGTCACCTAGTATCTTCCTCTTCAATCTGATCTTTGACATGTCTTCAATATTTTTTCTAGATTGTAAACCAAACTTATTTTCTACAAGATTCAAAAATGGTTCATGTGAAAAGTATTTGTGCCAAGCATCATCACGAAACTTCAACACTTCTGCACCACTCAATGCCTTTGTACGCAATGGTTTACAATCGTAAGATAGAAACGCAAACTCTTCGAATGTCTCTGGTAATTCCCAACCATTATTGACTGCTTCCATGTACAATGGGCTACCAGGCAATGCCATTGCTGCATAGAAGTTTGCGTGTTCACAATTCAATTCTAATGCAAGGTCTAATGTTTCTTGCATTGTTTCCATTGTATCTTCTGGAAAACCAAACATGTAATTGCCCAGCACATTGATACCAGCGTCTTTGATATCTTGTACAACTTCACGAATGTCAACTTGTTTGAAGCGACCTTTATCAATCTCTAAACGAACTTGTGGGTTGCCTGCTTCAATACCAAGTGCAAGCCAATTCACACCTGCTTTCTTGAACAACTCTAACTGATCTTTACGAACTGAATCAACACGTGCATAAGCCCAAAAGTTAAATTTCATACCACGATCAACAAGACCCTGAAGAATTGGTATATAATATTTCTTATTGAGAAAGAACATCTCATCAGTCAATCTTACTGTACGTACACCTCTATCCCAAAGATACTCAAACTCTTTGAGCATCAACTCAGGTGACCAGAAACGCATACCACGTGAGTCTGCTGAGACTGTGCCTTGTGTATATGATGTACGATTGACGATGTTGATCATACAAAAGTTACAACCAAACGAACACCCCAATGATGTAGAGATTGCTGCGAATGGTGTACGACCTTCATCAAGAAAGTTTGAGTGCCAATAGTGGGCACGATATTTGTTGAAGCCACCTGGCAATAAATCCCATGCATAGCCAGGCATCACACGATCCATGTCTTCTGTCTTTACAATTTCACCCGGCGCACCTGTTGCAGCAAAGCCATGCTTCTTATAAACAAGACCACGAACTTTATCTAAGTCATCTTTATAATTTGTTTGAAGTAAGTCTAACAAACCATATACACCCTCATTGATGAATACAAAATCGACATAGGGCAAACCAATCACATCATATGGTAATGCTGATGCATGAGAACCAATGAATACAATTTTGATTGAGGGTCGAATGAGTTTGAGTTGTCTTGCTAGTCTTGACGCACCAATCATCATCGTGGTGCCTGAGTTTGGATTTTGTCCGTAGAGAACAAACACTGCTATGTCAGTATTTGTAGCAGAGATACGATGAGCCGAATGCTCTAGGTCTGGTGATGGGTCTGCATCAAAATCTAAAATGCATGGGTCATGACCTTCAACACGAACAGCATTTGCCAAGAGTAATGCCCATGTTGGGGGTTCAATAGCAGAATACTTATCAGCAAGTGCTTGATATGCTTGAGCAGCACTACTTGGTATAACAAATGTCACCACTTTTGACATAACAAAAATTCCTATTAATGAAGTTTTTTATTCTTCGCTTCGTGTATGCTTTGAATAACTTCTTCTATGATTTGATGTTGCACATCTTCTTCTTCTTGCTCTTGTTCTTCTAAGAGATTATCAATCATCTTATCTGAATCTGCCATCTCTTCAATTGTTCGCTCAACAAGTTTGTCATAGTATCGTATCATTGATTCTTTAGGCTCTACAACAGTCACGATGTCTGAGTAATAAATCATCGCAGAGTTTTCTTTGATCAACTCTACTGGTAACCATGGCATCATCATCATGACCGTTTGACCTGTAGGCAAACGACGAAAGACAATACGCATAGGATCGTTGATTTGTATTTGATCAGAATTCTCTTCTTCAAACATAGAAGCCATGATATCTTCACCAGATTGCATTCTTATAAGTTTGACGTTATGCATTCTTGACCTCTATATTGTAAAACTTGTACTTAAACTTTTCTTCATCGTATATCCTAACACGTTCTTGCAAGTGTTGCAAGGTATAGTTTACATGTTTACCTATACGAAAATCATCGGCTATGTCATAAAGAACTGCTTCACTTTTGTTATCACCTATTCTTAGACCTCTACCAATTGATTGTAGATTTCTAACCCTTGACTTAGACGGTGATGCAAAGATGACATTATGTAGATTGCGAATGTTGATACCCGTACTAAAGGTACCGTATGATGCCACGATAATGGCATTGTTTTGCTTTTCGGTAATAGCACGAACTTGTTCACGGACATCAACGTCTGTGCCACCATAAACAAAAAACACATGACGATTGGTGGCCTTTTCTTCAATCATCTTGTGTAGATGTTTACCATGCTTCTCTACTAGATTGAATAGTATAAGTGAGTTGCCCTCAAGTGACAATGCAAGATTACGGATGAATTCATTTCTTGCGGTACTTCTTACTATGTAGTCTATCTCAGACTGATAGTCCCAGCCTCTAGAAAGTTTACATACCTCTTCAGAATATTTCAAGACCAGACACTTAATACGGAAGTCTGCCAGTTGTTTATTCTCAATCAGTTTAGCGGTAGTGGTAGACTGATACACCGGACCGAATAAACCCTCAAGCACCAACTTGT